CCGGTCATTTCGTCGCGCATGATTGCGGGCATAGCGCACTACCTACGTTGCCGTATGTTCCCAACTACCGTGCAACGGGCTTAGGGCTTGGCTAGTCCTAGACGCTTACGCGCTGGCTAGAAAACGTATGATTACTGGCAACTGGTTAGGCCGCCACACTTGCACAATTACGCCGGCTTTATCTAAACGCTCGAGCCAACGTTCCTGGCTTTTGCGTACTACGCCGATGTCTGTTTTAAGTTCCGCGAAAACTAGCACACCCTTGCTATTAAGTAACACAAGGTCAGGGAAACCGCTATCGCCCTGTATGTGTGTAGCCCATTTACCGCGCCTATTCATCGCTGGTAGGTCATGGTGAACTAACCAGCCGTACCGGGTGGCGATCTCTATAACGCTGTTCTTAAACTGTGCCTCAAGCATTGCCATTGGCTGCCTCGTAATGCTTGTGTATTGTTTTTGCCCAAATGTCATTAGACAAATGTTCAGTAGCCCAACGCAAATGGCTTACCACTTTGTCTTTACCTAAGTAATCGGCGGTGCTTTGCATTTCCTCAATGAGACGCACCATGCGTATAAGTAGTTCTAATTGCTGTTCTATGTTCATTTGCCCTGCCTCATCATTACTAAAACGGTTAGCCAAACTCCCATAATTATGCCAATGAGATTAAACGCGACATAAACCATTAGTCAGCCTTGCTACTTGGCAAGGTTTTTAGTGCGTCAATGATCTGCGTAGCCTGTTCAGGGTTCAGCGTCTCGAGTGTTACAGCGTCGCTGTTAAGCGTTACGGCAATGTAATCGTGTAGCGCTGGTTCATCAAACCCCGCGCCTTTAGCAAGTGACTTAATAAAGTAAACCTGTTTTTGGCTGGCCTGTTTAGGGTGAGCGCTTAAGGTTTCGCGTCGGATTGGTGCTATTTGTGCATCAGGTTTTTTGGGGTCTTGCCGCGCTTCTATTTCGTTACGGCTGGCAATGCTTTTGTTTATTCCAAACCCCATGTAACCCAACGCACGGCCTAACGCGCTAGTCATACCAACCATAAATTCACTGTTTTTGGTGTATGGGGTTTTACCGGGGTACGGTTCGGCAGCTGTAGCAATGCTTGGTAGCGGGTCTTTATCGTCGCGCCAAACGGTAACGGTGCATCGGTAAAACGTCGAGCCGTCAGGCATGGTGACTACCTCGGCGCTGGTTTCTTGTATGCGTAAATCAGGGAAACGCTTTAACGCTTCACTCAAACGCGTTGGTACGTCTACGTAATTGTCAATGTTAAAAGCCATTTAACGCCAGTCCTTTTTGCATGTGCCAGGGTGAAAATATAAATAGTGGTCTTGCGTTTTACTTACTTTGTATGGGTAAGTAATTACGCCACATTTGCGGCATCGTTTCATGGTCGGGGGCTTTCTGTTAGTCGGGTTAATTAACTATTTATAGCAGATTGGTATAACACGGTTGCTGGCAACATTTCCATAGGCCATAACTCGGCTTGTGGCATCGCATAGCAAGGTAGTGGTAGATCAGTTGCCCAACGGCCCGGCGTATTGCAACGCTTAAGGTTTGACCAGCCGGCAAGGTTTACGCTGTAGTCGTCGCGGTCAATAATCGCCAAAATGTATAGGCCGTTTTTATCCTCTTTGTGTGTGAGTAAGCGCCCGTTTGCATGATATGTAGCGCGTACTTCGTAACCTGCAACATCGTTGGCTTTAGGGTCATATGCGGTAAAACCCCATTCAACGCCGAGGTATGCAGCTACGGCCTGTTCCCCATAGCAACCCTTTAGGTGGCGGTCATAACTTGTACTGGCTACCGGCACGTTGTAACGGTTTTTCATTTTGCCTACTTCGCACTCCATTGCTTTTTTGTAGGCCACGTCACGCGCATTAAATATCTGTTCGGGTGTCAGTTTTATTGTTACCACGTCAGCCCCCTAACGCTTCGATTGCCTCGCTAACGGCCTGCCAGCCTGTTGCGTCGCCGCTTAGGTCTAGGTCAGTTGCAACGCGCTTAAGCCGGGCTATTAAATCTGCGTGGCGTGGTTTGTAGGGGATATGTGCGGGCCTGCATATTTCATCTATTAGATCAAATACGGCCATTTGGTGTTTTGCCATTGCGTTTGCTGTCGGGTCTAACATGCGTCGGGTTTCCTCGCTAATCGTGTTGTCGGGGTAGGGCTGTTCTTGCATTTAGTTTGCTGTTTTCCATGGTAGCCAACCGCTGTTACGCCAAATAGCCACCATGGCTCGAGTGTTTACGGTTGGGTCAAATAGATCGCTGCACGTTTCTACGATGCCTTTAGCCTGCAACCAGCCTGTAGGCCAGTTGGCGTTAGGCCGGCACCAAAACCCATTTATTTGGTAAATGGAATAACTGCCCCCGTTGGTGTCATAAGCGTTAAACGCGTCGCTTGTGCAGCGGCTCTCACGTAGGGCAACTTTTAAGGCTGTTTCTAGTTCGCTTGCGGGTAAACCCTCAGCAAGGGCCAGCGAGGCTACCTGCGTGCATGTGTTCACGTATGCGGGCAACGTCGTGGTAGTGGGTGGGGTTGCCTCGTAAACGGTGGTAGTGCTTACGAGGCGGTCGGGTGCAGTTGTAGGCGATGCTGGTAGGGCTAGCGCAATGCCGGCAGCTGCAATAGTGAATAGCGCGGTAAACGCGGCTTTTAATGCAATGGTCATAGTTTCTCAATCGTGTAGGGCGTTTGCCATGTACCGCTAGCAATGGTCTTAAACGCTATTTGGCTGTGTAGTACTTCGAGCGTGTCAGGGTTTCTAAAAATTTGTACCAGTACTTGCTGGCCGTTTTCTAGTCTGCCTACAAATGCTTCATAGGTAAAGGTTTGTAGTTCAGTCATGCGCGGTAAACCTCTTTTCGTCGGTACGAAAACGGTAGTAGGCGCGTGTTACGCGGTGGGGGATACTGGCGCAAGCCCTTGTAAGTATTGGGTTACCGCTGCAGGTACTTTGTCACCGGGCCAGTAAAACCAATGCCACGGCTCGGCTGGCATTACCTCAAGTGACCAACCAAACTGAGGGCCAACCTCACACATAAACTCAAACGTGGCACCCGACATGTTCGCAAAATCACAGGCCAAACCGAGGTTATGCCGGCTGGTACCCGGTACCGCCATTGGCGCATTGCCCGGCTTGAGGTAATAGTTTTTGTTTTCGTACACTCGAGGTTTAACGCCGTCAATGGGTGCCAGTTGGTAACGCGCTAAAAACCCTTGGCGTTGTAACGCAATGCTGCGGTAAGTGTCACCCGCGCTAGTTGGCTTAAATTGTTTAATGCCCTCAGCAAATGCAGCAGCTCTAACCGCGTTGTATGCGTTCGCTGCTAACGGGTGCAGTTTGCCAAACGGCTTAACATCTACCAATAGGCTGGCTGGTAGTTCACCCGGCTTAACATGTGCCAGGTTGGTTGGTAAAACCAGTTTCTTAATCGGTGGGTGCATTAGCGCCCGGCTTACTCTTTAGGCCGTTAGACGCAACCAGCCCACTAAGTGTGCCAGTAAGGAAAACCAGCAAGGTGCTTAGCAGGTCAATGAGTTGCGCGTCGGTTGGTGCCTGTTCGGTTGGCTGATCTACAAACAAAATGCCGTAAATAAACGCCATAACGGTAAAAGAAAAGCAGATAGCCATTAGGCGGCCAACAAAAACTATTAACCCGGCGTGTTGTTGTTCAGGTGTTTTATTCACATGCTGCCTTTGTAAAACATTGGTACTTGACATTAGTTTTAGAAAACGTGCAACCACTACAGCCCCAAACTACTACCGCGATTAGTAACGCGTAACCGATCATATAACGCCATTTCATTACGGCTCGGGAATTGGTGGCGCTTCGGGCGCTACAAACTCACCGTACTCGCCTAACGCCGCGTCATAGGTATAACCAATGCCTGCGTAGGTACCTCTAAAGTTTCCGTTATATGAGGTTTGCAACCACTCGCCAGCAATGCCCAACGATGCTATAAACGCTTGACCTATTGGCTCGCTATCGGGAAATGGCAAGTTATCTACATCATCATTGGAAATAACGATTACTTGTAAAACTATGTTGCTGTCAATTTCTGCAAAATAAGCCATAATTAAACCCTAAACCTCACGTAACAAATACCTGAACCGCCGGCACCACCGTTATAAATTGCGGAACTGTCAGCACCACCGCCGCCGCTTGCTGTGTTCGCTGCAGCTGCTGAACCATTGCCGGAACTTCCACCGGCACCGCCAACACCTGAACCACCAGCACCGCCAGTAGTACCGCCACCACCGCCGCCACCACCCTTAAATAAAGCGCTTCCACCAATAAACGCGGCAACGTCTACACCTAAACCGCCTGCACCACCGGTAGGGCTTGTGCCGTTGCTACCTACAGCGCCAACACCACCGCCACCGCCACCGCCGTTAGATGTGTTAAACGAGTTACCGCCAGCAAAACCATTAAAGGCCCATAAGGTTGCTGCACCTGTTGTACCGCCGTAACCACCGCCGCCACCTGAACCGCCCGCGCTCGGTGCTTTACCCGCGCTGGCCCAATAACCGCCACCGTAACCGCCACCGTAAACAAACAATGGCTGTCTAACGATTGGTGCGCTAGTAGTTAAGTCAATGCTGCTATTAGAACCTTGACCGCCAGCAGCTGCACCGCCAGCGCCAATAGTTACAGTTTGGTTAGCAGACATGTAAACCGTGGTTTGTAATCCACCGCCTGAACCACCACCACCGCCAATGGCCGTAGCAATTACTGAACCGCCACCACCACCGCCAGCAAATAACAAAACGTCAAATAGCCCGGCTCGAGTAATTGTTAATGTGCCAGTCGCATTAAATTGCAAATACTGGTAGTTCACCCCGCCTACGGTTGCGGATACTGGCGCGCCTATGCCACCTGTTGCGGTGCCATAAAGTGACGCGCCACCGCTAAAAAAAGTAGCAGCACTAGCACTAGTGAATAAAAGCGTGCCACCCCCGTATTGTGCCAATGCTAGAGAACCTGACGTAGTAACTGTTGCTGTGCCGGCTGTAATTGTGCAAACACCTGCGCCAGCGTTGTAAATAAATACGGACTGGCCAGCGCTAAACACCGATGCGTTTACCGTTATCGTTGTTGCGCTTGCGTTGGTCATTTGGATACGGTCTCCCGCATCACCTGCAACCAGCGTATAACTGGCGGTCTTGGCGTTAATCGGTAATTCAGTTATTGCATTTAATTGCGCTGCGGTCAAAACCTGCGACGCGACAAACGGAAACGGTGTAGCCATAGTGCCCCTTATCCTAAGACATTTGAGCCGTCGAGTGTGCCATATACAGGGTCATCTAGAATTAACTCGTACACAATTACGGTACTTGCCGTGTAGTAGGTGACGCGGTGGCCGTTCACAAAATCTAGGCGATGCTCTACGCCCTCTACGCTGAGTTCCTGGGCTATTTCACCGCCGGCAATGGTGTTGGTTATGGTGATGGTATCGCCAATGTCTACGAGGGCTAGGGTTTCGCGTTGGGCTGTGGTGAGCATCAGGTAATCGGTTTGCACCCCGGTAAACGTGGCTGCAGGTTCGCCAACTAGTAGGTAACTAGCAAGGTTTGCAGCTGCCGTGTCGTCATGTAAAAGGCTGTCGGTGATGCTTACCGTTTGGATTAGGTATTTACCTTGGCTGGCTAGATCGTCTGCTACCTCGGGGCTGGTTGCGCCTAGGTGTTGCACGCTGGCACGGTTTACGATCTGATCGGCGTTATACGATATGGCCAAATTGTTGTATGGAATTTGGGTGCCGTCATCGTGGAAATCGGCAACGCTGCCACTAATGGTGTTACCTATGCGCGGGTCAAAATTGAGCACCCCGTTACGTGCCATAAAAATACGGCCCTGCTCGGCGGTTTGTATTTGGTCTATGTAAGCCTTTACGTTGGTGCCCTCAGCAATGGTATAAGCCAATGCGCCGCCAAGGGTTTGGGTGCCGGTGTTAATGTTTCGACTGGCTGCAGGGTAGGCAACCTCGGGCAGGTCAAGTACAGCCGATAAACGGGCGCTGCTTAACTGTTCGCTTACGTTGTATTCAGACATAGCGGTTTGAGCCAGTAAATAGAAATCGTCAGCACAATAAACCATAACGGTATTGTTTCCGCCCAATTCATACGAGTAGTCATAATTGACGATCTGCCCGGCGAACAACTCGACAAACGTATTAGTGCTGTCGTAACGCCCAAACGATACGCGCCGTAACGGGGCAAGGGTAAACTGCCCGCTAGGGTCTACAAACGGGCTACTTGAGTACAGCGGGTTAAGTATCCCGCCAGCCAAACTATCATCAAGGCTGAACGTCATAGTGCCAGCGCTGAACTGGTCACCGATCTCGCGCCTACCACGGTTTACGCTAATGCTTTTGCTGTACTCCATCATTGGGGCAAACTCGGTAGTGCCGTCTAAAACATATGTGGTGTTATTTAGTACGCCTTTAGTTGCGCTATCTAATGTGAACGCATCTAACTTAAAACCTGTATCTACAAATAGTTCATAGTCACCGCTGGCAATAACCGAGGTAGCCATTACGAAACCGCGATATTAGCCGGGCCTGCCGCCCTGTTATAGGCACGTATGGCGTTTACGATTGCTTCGCCAGCGGTTGCGTTAGGCACAAGGGTAGACAAGTTAATAGTTACGTCACCCGATTGCCCGGCTATACCTAGGCTGCCGCCTGTTTGGATTGGGGTAACTGAGGCAACCTGTGGGCGTGTAATCGCTTCGCTGAACCCCGCGCTAATGCCTTTAATGTCAGCAATTTTTAGGCCCTTATTTTTAAGCCGTTTTTGTGCCTCATCAAATGCCGCCTCAACACCCTGCAAATAAGACTTAGCATTATCAACGCCAGCGCCAAACCATGCAGTAGCAGCCTGCTGGCCAATGGTGGCAGCTGCGTTATCGGCAGCCATTACTAGATCGTTGGTTTCCTTAATTGCATTGACACCGCCAGCGATCAACTCGGCTGCAATGGCCGCGCCGCTTTCCCCGCCAGCGTTGAGCACGGCCTGTAATGCCTGTTGGCTTAAGCCCATTTCCAATAGTGTTTTAACGTCTTTGCCGTACTTAACTACGCCGGCTACCTGATCGCGCAAGCCTTGTAAAAACCCTTGGCCTGTTTCATCGCCAGCCTCTTTAGCGTCAGCAAAACTAAACGCGTCTTTAATGCTGTCGCTTACCTCGGTAGCAAAATCACTAAACGCTGTTTGGGCGTCTATTAACTGTTTCTGTGCGTCGGCTAGCGCGGCTTCTAAATACTTCTTTAATGCGTCGCTGGCCTCTTTTACTTTGTCTGCCATGCTCTTAGCAGCGCCACCTGTTTTTTCTAGTTGGCCAGGTAGTGGGCCAAGGCCGTTGTTTATTTCGCTGAGTTGCGGGCCAAACGGTTTAATGGTTTCTACGCTGGTTTTGGTTGCAGCCTTAAACGCCATGAACGCGCCCGCGGCAACTACCAGCCCGGCAGCAATAGCGGCAGCACCAACGCCAATGGTTAGCGCGGTGTTAGCGGCTGCAGCTGAGGCGGCAAGTGACCAGTTAAGCGCGGTGGTTACCACGGTTACAGCGTTAGCAATTACTTGCGCGGCCTTAAATCCGATAAGCGCGGTAGCGATGGCAGCAATAGCGGTACCTACAGCCATGAGCGTACCTACGTGATCTTGCGCCCAATTACCAAAACTAATGAGGTATGGCAGTACTGCTTCTACGGCTGGCAGGATTGCCAACCCGATTGCTTCGGCTGCTTCACTTAGCGCAACGTTTAAGCGCTTAAATTTGCCCTCTGCTGTGTTCGCTGCAACGGCTGCCGAGCCGCCAAACGTGCGCGACAATTCGGCCATAACCTCATCGAGGCTGGCACCGTCTTTAATCATTGAGTACAACTGAGGCGACAACTGGCGTAACGCTTTATAGTTCCCGCCATACGCTTTACTCAACGCGTCGCTAACTGTCGTTAAATCAGCCCCTGTACCTGCTGACACGTCGAGTGCCAATGTGAGTGCATCGTTAGCGGTTGCCAGGTCTTGTGTACCTAAAACCAATGAGGCAAGCGCGGGGCGTAACTGATCGTCAGCAACACCGGTAGCCATAGCCATAGAACTAATTGACTTTTCGGTAGCGCTAATTTGTGCGTCGGTTGCACCTACGACGTTTTGCAATGTCTTTGCTAATTGGGCTTGCGCGGCGCTGTCCTCTATGGCGGCTTTAACGCTGTAACCAGCGGCAGCGGTAAGGGCGCCCATGGCAGCAACGGCAGGTAGAAACGCTTTACCCGCAATGAACCCGGCACGCTCTGACGTGGTTTCTAGTTTCTTTAGTTGCGTTAAAGCTTTAGCAAAACCCGTACCGTCAAGGCTCGAGATAATCGGTATGTTAATTGCCACGGTTAAAACCTAATTTCATATTTGTGCGCCGGGCAACGTCGTTAATTACTAACTCTACTTTGGCTTCTACTGCCTCACGGTTATTGGTAACTGCTTTGTCAATGGCTCGAGGTTGCTCGCCTACCTCAGCGTTTAGGTTGGTAACAAACATGCTTTGTGTGTTACGCCCGGCATGGTCATAGATTGCGCCAGCTGCGTTGGCCTGTTGGATAACCATTAACTGATAAGGCTTACTGCCGTATACCACCTGCTCGGTATGGGTTACTACACCGTCGGTAGTGCGGTTGTAGTTCACATAGCGCTCTTTGCTGGCGCGTACACCTACTTTTACCTTAAAGCCCTTTTTAACGGCGTCTGTACGCCATTGAGTGTTACGGCCTTTAATCAGGTTGCCGCGGCGCATACCGCTTAACGGCTCGCCTGTGCCTTTGCTGTTATCAAAATGAGCCACCATGCTGCGGGCCTCGGCAATGATTACCTCGCCCGTGCTTTGTATGTCTTTAGTGATCTGTTTCCTGTAGGCAGGGTCAAAATCGTTTAGCGCTTTTAACGCCTCTTTAATGCCATCTATTTGCGGGATAGCCGAACGCGACGCCATTACCTACCGCCACGTTGCTTATTAAGTATTTCTATGGTGGCGTTCATATCGTCTAACTCAAATGATATCTCACTAGGCCAAAACCCTGTTGCTACTAAAATCTCGGCCAGCGCTCTACGCACCGTGCCGTTTAGGCTTTTGGGTCTGCCTGCTCTGCTACCTCAATAGACGCCAACGATGTAATAAACGCGTCAAGTGTTCCCGGTACTGTGATGCCTGAGAAACGCGTAGCCTCATAACACAAATAGGCTAAATCCTCAATGCCAATACCTTGCGCCATCTCTGATGCTTTGCGCTTAAATTTGCGTTCCCAACTAACGATGGTCATTAAGTTAGTGGTTACTTCATTTACGGTGCCATCGTTAAACGTGGCTTTTAGGTGTAGTTGCATTACTCGCCTTTTCGTGTCGGGCCGTTGCCGGCTTTAATTTATACTTCTACTACTGAGTACACCCCGCCAGTGAACGTTATAGACATGGTACCTAGGGTGCCAGTCGCCATCGTGTACGGCAGCGCTTCGAGATATGCCCCGGTTAGTGTCATGGTTGGATTGGTGGCGGTACCTGGGCTGGTTGCTGATGGTGACCATGAAACGGTTACTTGCGTGCCCACCAAATTTTTTAGCGTTGCGTAGGTTTCTGATGCTGCAAACGACGCGTACAGGTCTAGCTGCAGCGTTGAGTTTTCGAGGCCTGCCACGTATGAACGTGAGTTAGTCCCAAATGCCGTGCTCTCCAGCGCCTCGATTGTGCGCGTGAATACCAAGCCTTGGCATTGGTCTTGCAATGAAACTGCCCCAACGGTGACGTTTGGGTTACTGAGGTAGGTTGAGGTTGCCATAGTTGGTTATTCCTTTGCTGAGTTCTTGCTATTAGTTTTAGCAGGTTTTGCGGTTTCGTTTGTGGATTGTTCTATAAACCCGCCCTCGAGTAGCGCGGCAATGTTAATGCCGTTGGCCTCTGCAGCCTCGGCGTCGAATTCATCGCCGGGGGTACCGACGCGGGGGCTAATAATTTTGTATGCCATGTGGTTTAGTCCTAACTGGTTTGGGCTTGCATCTCTATTGTTAAATCATACGCTGGCATTTCAGCCCCGCCGATGATTGCAATAGTTGGGCGCCCGCTGGTTACTGCCACGTTTTTGCCTAGCACCAAACTGGCTAGGTGCATTAGGTTGCGTTGCGCGTCTAGGTTGCCGGGGCCAAGGGTAATGATGCGTACGGTGTAGGTCATTTGCACAATGTTTCCCCCGCCACCATAAACGCTAAACGTGGGGGCGTCTATAAACGCGCATGGTGGTACTAGGTTACGGGGGTCTGTTACCACCTGTAAACCAGTAATGCTGGTAAGCGTGGTAGCGAGATCGTCTAGCGCCTCGTTAAATAGGTCGGTGTATGCAACGGGCATTAGGCCACCGCTGGTTTAGGTATGCCCAATAGCATTTTAATTGCAGGGCTTAAACCAACTGACGCCCCGGCAGACATGCCATCGAACGTGGCGAAATCTGTAACGGCGCCTCGCTGGCGATAAAAGAAACCGCCAAGGGAAATGGTGCCGAGGGTTACCTGCCCGTTTGGTGACGTGCTGAGGCTGTCAATGTAACCAGCCTCTTGGCGTCGAGTAAATGCCAGGCTGTTTGCAGCTGCCGCGCATTGCGTAAGAAATGCTGCGTCAAGTGATGAGGCTGTACCGATGCCTAACCAGTCCTCAATTTGTGCAGCGGTAATCCATGTGCAGGTTTGCGTAAATGTAATGCTGCCTGTTGAGGCTGTGCGCTGTACGTCTGTACCGGTGCACTTGTATAGCACCTGATTAGGTAGCGGTATTTCGTAGTTAAAAAGTAGGTCGCCCTCATCGTCTAACCCGATAAACAAATATTCGGGTAGATCATAAACCGTGAACGTGCCATTAAACGGCGCTGCAACTGAACCAACCGTAAAGGTTCCACCTACGACTAAATCATTAGGCGTAAGTGTTTGCAGCACCGCATAATCGCTAAGTAACTGTTTATGTGTGACCGTGTAAGCGGCCATAACTGGCCTCTTTTCCGATTAAACGAGTTTGCAGAACTTGGTAGCGTCTGCCATCCATGCAGCTGCATAACCGCGGTAAGCGATTGTGCGGCCCAATGTGCTTGGCACGTCTACTGAAATTGCACCCTTTTGCTGTTCATAGAACTCGAACCCGGCAGCATCGCCAGCAGCGTGACCAATAAACGCGGTGTCTGCTGCCATGTTCTTATCAACTACCAAGGTAAGGCCCAACGGGGTGCCGTTCCATGAGGTTGCCTGTGATGTTCCAAGCGCGTTAAATGCTTGCATGTTTGGTGCGCCCACGAATGGAAAAGCAGGTTCGCCGGTTGTAGACACCAATTTTCCGAGACGGTACCACGTGGTTGGGTCTACGAAAAAATGTGTAGGCAAGTAGTTGCTGCTTGCGCTGATCTGATAAGCGGCGCCGTAAATTGCTGCTAGCCAGTCTCCCGGCTTGCTCTTATCGGTTACGGTTTCGCTTTGCACAATACCTGCATAACAAGTGTCTACTGCGTAGTTGTCGGTCGCTTGGCCGTAGGCGATTGCCAACTGGTTAAGCACGATGTTTACCGATGCAGGGTCGGTCCAGTCCATGTCTTGTTCGGACATGGTGACGTATGTACCAAAAGTCAATTTGGAAATATCCGAGTTAGACACCGTTACGGTGCTTGGGTCGAGTGTGTTTAGTTGGCCTGTTGGTTGCTGTGTAACCGTTGGGCGAACCGTGATCTTTGGGCGGCGGAATGTTGCACCTGAACCCGGCATAGCGCGTGTACCGATTGCGGTAACAAACGGGCGGATTGGGTTAAGTCCATCGTAAACGCTGCCGGTAATGATCTGTGGCAAAATACCTGGGGTATCTGTGGTGGTGATGTTTGGTGCAGCTGCCATAATGCGGGCGTTAATTTCTGCAAATACTGAACCGCCAACTACCGACGCTGCGATGTATTCGCTAGCCGATGGCAACTTAAACGAGCGTGGTTGCGCGTACAATGGTTGCGCCATTGGTGCCGCTTCGATAACTGCAGGTGCTTCTACTGGCTGTGACATTTCGTTAATCTCCTCTACGGGTTCCTGTTCACTATTTAACACTACTTCGGTTTCCTCTTGGTGGATACTGGCGGCAACGCGATCTACCGAGGCGCCAGCAAAAGCGCCAAACGGTACGAGGCTAAGTTCCTGCCAATCGGCTGCCTCAATAACCATGGTGCCGTTTTCGTCGTAACTAAATTTGGTTGGGTTTACCCCTACCGATACGGCGTCTAAAACGCCATCTTGGGCTAGTACTAGGGCTTCATTGCCTAGCGACGTGGCGCTAATTTTGGCCTCGTACATCATGCCGCCCGGTGTATCCACCATGGCCGTAACTAAGCCCACGGCCTGACTGCTGTCATGCCCCAAATAAAGTTTAGGCATCTTGCCACCGGCGTTAAGGCTGCCCGGCAAAAACATAACTTTAGTGCCATCGCTTACCGTGGCTTCCACGTTGTAAGGCAACGCCAACCCGGCAAGGGTACGGCGTGGCATACCGTCGGGGCCGGCGGCGTCGAGTGTTAATTCCTGTTGGGTTAGTTTAAGCATTTGGCATTACTCCCGTTTCTGCGGTGTCGTAAGTTTCGTTTTCTTTTTCCATTAAATAGTTTTCGCTTAAGTAATCGTCTATATCAAACTTCACGTATGTACCGCGTGGTAGCACGTTGTCAGCGCTAAGCGTTTCAGCGATGCAGTCCATAAACAATTTGGCGCCGAACATGTAAAGGTCTTGGCGTGCTTGCGTGCTGTTTTGGTAACTGTATGAACCAGTAGCAACGCCTAACAAATACGGTGGGCAGTTTGCCAAACGCGCAATTTCTAACGCTTGGTATTCCGATGCTTCTACGAGCATTTGTTTGCTTGGGTCTGTAGTGGTTTCGGTGTAGGTCACAAATTCGTTAAGCGCGGCTACCGTATTTGTCATACGCGCTGCCTCGAAACTTTGCGACAAATTCTGCAATTCCTCAGCGCTTAAAGGCTCGCCACCAACTTGCCGTAATACACCGTTTGGCAAACTGTTTGCAGCTGAACGCAACCGCGCACCCTCAAGTTTTAGCGAGGTTAAAACTGCGTTAGGGCTTGTGTATAACAAACCTTGTATAGGGCTAATGAACTGCACGACGTCGCGGTGATCTACTGGTAAACCGCTAAACATAATTTGTTTAGACGGTGCAAAAAATACCGGGCCTGCCTGATCTTGTGTTAGCACCATGGCGCTAGGCATACGCTGAAACGCCATAGGAAACCCGTCAGCGCTACGCTTTGTAACTGCGAGAAACGCCCGCTGGGTGAAAAAAAGATCATCAAATAACCAAGAAAATAAAGTGGCGTTTGGTAGCGCGGGGTCGAGACGTCTCAACCAGCTGCGTGGCGCTATTTCTATTTCTTCCATTTCGCGATCTACCGGGTTCCAAATTTCGTTATACATGATTAACGGCGTGCAACTAATAACGCTTGCGAGTAGATCACGAGCGCGGGTAATTGCCGGCACACTCATTGCACGTTGGCGGGTATTGCCCTGAGTAAAAGCGTAGAAATTGTCTAGTTGCGACATGCCAACATTGCTGCCGGCTGCAGCCTTAACTACAGGTTGCGCGGCGTCGGTAGTTGCACGTGTAAAAAGGCCCATAGGTTTAGTTTGCCATATCTGTTAAATGTTTGGTGGCATCGGCTGGGTCTAGATCAGTTCCCGACGAAAAGGCTAGATACTGCCAGCCGACGCCGTATGCAACATTAGCGGTTTGCGCTAACTATTATTGGTTTGCCCATAGCGGCAGGTTTGCCCGCTAACGCAACTGCAAACACCAACGCACGTGCCATACAGATTGGCCCGGGTGACCTTTGCGAACTAATCACTATGTTGCCATTGTGTTTAACAAGTACGGCGCGCTCGACGTGTTCGCTTAGTAAATGTTCGCCGTTATGCAATAGGCGGCCCTCGAGAATTATTGAGCGTGCAGCTGCAGTCCAACGGTTTAACTCGCGGTACCCAACGATCACGCTACGCCGGCTTAAATGCGGTGGGCAATGAACCTCTAACGATGGCACGATGGCAAGTTTTATGTTTGGTGATCGCGCTATTTCGGTTTCCACGTGTTGCCACATTTCGGCCATGGTGTCAGCGACAAACGCGGTTACGACGTGGGTTTTAGTTCCCGAGATCACGGCACGCACCCCGTAAAATTGGGCGTTATCCTCGCCAACCTCTACGGCCAGTACACCGCCAACGGGTGCGGTTTCGGTAGTGAGGCAAGCAGCGAACTGCCCCGGCTCGAGCCACGATGAGGCGCTGGCAGTCCATGTGTTTACCGATGAGCGTAAAAACGCGTTACGGTTTGGCGCTTCGCTTTCGCCTCTGATTACTTCCATTTCCAATGTGTGCCCGAGTGCCGGGTTTGCGTAAGCCCATGCGGCGGGTGTCATTAAATCCATAGTGGCGGGGTTTGGTGACCACTCAGCGAAATACAAACCACCTGGGGTTTTGCTGTCTATTGCGCGTAAGCCCTGCTCGCGCCATCTCAGCATGGCCGTACTTGACTGATCGCCCGCGGTACTCCACATACTGCATAAAGGGTTTTTACGCGCACGTTGCGTAGGTAACAAACCTTGGTCTATGGCTTCCTCTGACACCGCCCACGCCTCATCTATTACGAGCAAGTCCACGCTGTAACCGTGACCAGCGCCCGGCGTTGCAGCTCTAACATGCCAAATGCTGCCATCGGGCATAGTGAGTTTTTGCCGGCCATATGACCATGAAACCTCGGCCCCAAATTTTGCTTCGAGTATTGGCGCAAGGTAATTAAACAATGCGGTGGCTAAGTCAAGTTTGTGCGCGACGCTAATAACGGTTTGCGGTTGCCCGCGCTCTTTTCCCTGTGTTGCAAGCCACCAACCAATAAGGCTGGCAATGGCAACGGTTTTACCGTTTTGACGCGCAACGGAAACTAAAGACACTCGAGGCCGTGAGCCATCATCGGCTATAGACGTTTGCCCATGCAATGCCCGGTACTGCCAAGGCATCAAATTAACGCCAAGTATGTTGCTGGCAAAAGCCCCAATCTCATTAGCGGCAGATCGCTCGTCACTGTGAGTAGTCGTTTCCAATCGGGGTAGATCGTGGCCAGTTAGCGCCAGTTCGCTAAAACCCTTATGGGATATAGAAAAGGGGGAGACGGGGGCTTCTCTTGTTTCCCCAAAAAAACGCTGTGAGTGGTGAGGTTCTGAATTCCTTACTGGCATTGGGTTTGCGGTTTCTATTTTGCCGGCGTCTCGAGCTGCACGGTATTTGTTGCCACGTGTTGCGTTGCATTTACGGCAACTGCTTACCATGTTTTCTAGTGAGTTCACACCAGGTTGGTCTGCTGGCCAGCGATCAACTTCTATGAGGTGATCTGCTTCGCTTGCAGGCATACCGCACCAATGGCAAAACGGGTTTTCTGCTAGCAGTATGCGCTTGTTCTTTTTGTATTCTGCGCTGCCTCGAGCACGTGGCCCCTGCTGTTTACTTGGCATTGCTCACGCGCCTACGGCTTGTGCTAGCGCGCGCTATCGCGCTTGCTGTTGGTGTTGGTTGGTTACTTATCATGTCGGGCTAATCCTTGTGTTCGTGTTTGTTATGTGTATGTCAATGCTTACACCATGTAAAGCCTAATGAGTTAAAGCCCCACCCACGGGGTTGCCCTAACCCGTACCCACTTACTTGCTTACGCGTGATTATGTTTACACGCTGCCGCGCCATTGGCCCGGTCATTTCGTCGCGCATGATTGCGGGCATAGCGCACTACCTACGTTGCCGTATGTTCCCAACTACCGTGCAACGGGCTTAGGGCT